CTTTGACATTGGTCAAACGCAAGCAGCGCGTACACTTGCATCTCAGCAGCAGTTCCAAGCATCACAGCTTGGTCAGCAGGCGCGTGAAGCAGCAGCAGCCAGAGAACAGGCAGCGCGTGCAGGTAACATGGCAGCAGCAAATCAGTTTGCTCAGCAGCAAGCTCAGCTTGAGCAAGCAGCACGCCAAGCAAACTTCCAAGGTCAGTTTCAGGCTGCAGGCATACAGCAAGCAGCGGCTGGTGGTCTTGGTGGGCTTGGTCAGCAGCTATTTGGGCAGGGCATGGGCGTTCAGCAGCAGATTGGTCAGCAAGCAGCATTCCAGCGCAGCTTGCAGCAACGCTTACTCGACTTGCAAAAGCAGCAATTCGGTCAAGCAACTGGTGCGCCTCTGTCTGGCTTGGGTGCAATGTCTCAGATTATGTCGCAAACTCCGTATAGCACGACAGGGACAAGCACAACTAGCCAACCGTTTAACCCTGCATCTCTACTAATGTTATTGTGATCTGATATGGATTATCGCCAGCTTGCATACCAAACAGCGCAGAAATACGGAATAGACCCAGATTTATTCGTGCGCCAAATACAAGCAGAAAGTGCGTTTCGCCCTGATGCAGTTAGCTCTGCTGGGGCGATTGGGCTTGGTCAGCTTATGCCTGCGACAGCAAAAGAGCTTGGCGTTGATCCAAACGATCCTGTGCAGAACTTAGAAGGTGCAGCGCGCTACATGAAGCAGCAGCTAGATCGCTTTGGTGATCCCGCTTTGGCTTTGGCTGCATACAACGCAGGTCCAAGCCGTGTTGCAAAAGCAAACGGCATTCCAAACATTACAGAAACTCAAAACTATGTCGCCAAGATACTTGGTGGAAAAGGTGGTGCAGCAATGGCTCAAGAACCGCAAAAGCCTCAAGGTTTGCTAGGTGGCCTGCTTGGTGGGCAAGGTATAGGTGGCGCACTAGGCATGAGTGACGACTTCCGCGATAAACTTGCAATGGCAATTATGGCTGGGTCAGGTGATGCACGATTAACGCCCCTTATTCAACAGCGTGCTGCACGTATGCAGGAGCGTAAGGCTGAAGCTAAGTTAGAAAAAAACATTAACAAGACTGTTGAATGGCTAAAAAGCAAAAATAGGGAAGATTTAGTTGGCGCAGTTATGACTGGCGTTATTGATCCAGCAAGCGCAATACAAGCTGCCTTAGCTAAGCCAAAAGAAAAAACTTATCAATATCAATCACTTGTAAAAGATTTGATGGCAGCAAACCCAAATCTAAGCTACAAAGATGCGCTTGATATGGCCCTTAGCCAAACAAAGTCTGGAACTACAGTCAACGTAGGCCCAACTGGCATTGATTATGGCAAGCCGCCCAACAACATGGCTTGGCGTAGGGACAGTGCTGGCAACGTTATGACCGATGAAAGAGGCGCGCCTATAGCAGTGCCGATCAGCGGCACTGAGCTTGCGGAAAAACTATCTGCAGCAGAAAAAGCAGAAGAAAAGGCAGCAACTGCTAAGGAAGTTGCCCAGACAACAGTAAGCAGAAGTGTAAAAGATGCTTTGGCGATAATGGATAACAAGGGGCTTTCTGACATATTCCCAGAGGCAGGAACAATCGGAAAGTTTCTTGCTGACTACACTTGGAACCAAGATGCAAGAAATCTACGCAGAACCCTTCAGTCGCTACAAGCAAACACTGCGTTCACTAGGCTTCAAGAAATGCGTGACGCAAGTAAAACTGGTGGCGCACTTGGTAACGTAAGTAATGTCGAACTGGAATTGCTCATGTCATCATATGGCTCATTGTCTCAAGACCTTAGCCCTGACATGCTTCGCACCAATCTCAAAAATATTGAGAAGGTAATGGGCAAGATTGAGGAAGACCCAGTTGCGCGTGCATTCTACGAGGATGGGGTTGACTTGCGTGGCAGTGAGGTTGATGCGCAGGTAAAAGCGGGCAATGGATCAAATACTGTTATAGAGTATGACGCTCAGGGTAATAGGGTAAGATAATGATTGAAGCCAAGCTACCAGATGGCACAACGCTTAGATTTCCAGACGGGACGCAAGACGCTGTTATAGACAGAGTTGTGAAGCAGCATCTATCTGAGAAAGCGCAAACAGGCGAAGTTGATACTGCGCTTGAGTATGCCGCTGATATTGGTGGTGCAGCATTGGCGGGTGCTGGCAGAGGGATCATTGGTGCGCTCTCATTGCCAGAAATGGCGGGTCGCGGAATTACACGTGCAGGTCAAGAGGCTCTACAATACTTTGGCTATGACGTTGGCGAAGATATACCTGTATTAGATACAGCAACAGAGCGCACATTGAGAAGGGGCGTTGAAGCTGCTGGGCTTGGCGAAGAGCTTGAGTTTCGTGGGGAAACATTGCCTGCAAGATTTGCGGGAACTATAGGTGAATTTGGCGCAGGTGGCGGTGCATTAGGGGTTCTTGGAAAAGGTGTAAGGGCTGCTGCAGGAGCCACTAAAGTAGGTCGCGCTGGTGAGCAGGTAGCCCGCGCAGGATTAACTCGTGCAGGTCAGGCCGCTACAGGGGTTTCCGCTGTTGGAAGTGAGGCTGCTGGTCAGTTGGCAGAAGGGACTGCTTGGGAACCTGCGGCTAGAATTGCTGGCGCATTCATAGCTCCCGCTGGGGCGGCAAAGGCGCTAAATACTGGTAATAAGACTTGGAACGCACTGCGCGCCAAGAATGAAGCTAGACCAACAGTTGATATGCTGAAAGCTGAGAAGAACACAGCTTACAACGCAGTTAAAAAATCAACTCAAGGATTTACTGTTGGTGAAACTCAAGACATGGTAAATCGCGCAGTTAAAAGTGCATTTGAGCAGGGTGCTTATGAGCTTACTGATGATGCGACTATGGCTGCGGTTGAGCTACTTGAGGGGCTTCGCGGTCAGCAAATCGGGCTAAAAGAGTTTGACAAGCTGCAACGCAAGCTAGGCAAGATTTACAAAAAAGCGCCTGATCAGCCCGAAATCCTTACGATGATAAAGTCTTTGGATGATAGTTTGGCGGTAAAGGCGGGCAAGGATAACCTTGTAAAAGCCGCGCGCTCAGCAAATTCAAAATATGCCAAGGCGCAACTTTTGCAGAAAGAATTTGCAAAGCACCAGCGTCAAGCAAAAGCAACTGGTTCTGGCGGCAACGTGGTCAACAAATATCGCCAATCCCTGCAGAAGATACTAGACAACCCAAACAAGGTTAAGTTCTTTAGCGATGACGAAATTCAGGCTATGACACGTATCGTAGATGGCACTGTTTCTGAGAACACGCTAAGACTTGCGGGTAAAATGGCTCCTAGCGGTAACGGATTAATGACTTACCTTAATCTAATATCAGCCACCATAAACCCTGCGTTTCTTGGCGTAACCGCTGTATCTGGCGCTGCGAAAAAGCTGTCTGAGGCGCAGATAAGAAGCACCACAAGCAAGTTGCAAGATTTGGTGGCTGCTGGCGGTATCAAGCCAGAAGAGGCTAAGCAGCTTATTACTAGGGATTATGTACTTGAACTTTTAGCGCCGTTTGTCGGCCTAGCTCCACAAATACCACAAGGACAATAACATGCAGCCAAAAGCAAAAGATAAACGCGAGATCGAAGCTATCCTGCAAGACGCTATGGCGCAGGCTGTGGACTTTGTGGAGAGCGAGATAACAGATCAGCGCATCAAGGCTCAGCGCTACTTTGACGGCGAAGTAGACATTGGCTATGAGGATGGGCGCAGCAAAGTTGTAGCAACCAAAGTCAGAGACACAGTTCGCAGCGTTAAGCCAAGCATCATGCGCGTATTCATGTCTACAGCTAAGCCTGTAGAGTTTATGCCAAAAGGCCCAGAAGATGTTGCTGCAGCAGAGCAAGCTACGCAGTACATTCACTATGTATTCACCAAGAATAATGGCTATCGTGTGCTAAACGATGCGATCCATGATGCGCTTATCAAGAAAAACGGTATCGTCAAAGCATACTGGGAAAGCTGGTATGACGCGGAAATCTACACATACGACAACCTGACAGACCAAGAGTATATGCTGCTTGTTTCTGATGATGATGTAGAAGTGCTAGAGCATGGTGTAGAGATGACCATGAGCGTAGATGAGTTTGGCGCAGAGATGGAAGCGCCAATCCATTCGCTTAAAATCAGCAGACAAATACCAAACGGTCAGATGCGCTTAGAAAGCGTGCCGCCAGAAGAGTTCTTCATTAACTCGCAGGCGCGCAACATTGATGATGCGTATATCGTAGCGCACCGCACAGAGATGCGTGTGGGTGACTTGGTTGAGATGGGCTACGATTTTGAGGATGTATATAACCTAGATGGTCTATATGGCGCATCAGACATCTCAGAGGCTGAGACTATTGAGCGCCAAGGTTATTCACAGGACGACTACGAGGATCAAGAGGGTGATCCTGCAATGCGCAGCGTGGCTGTCACTGAAGCCTACATGAAGATCGACGTAGATGGCACAGGTGTACCAGTTCTGCATCGGTTTATCTGCGGCGGCACAAACTATAAGCTGCTAGACTTTGAGCCTTGGGACGAGGTGCCATTCGCAGTCTTTGAGATTGATCCAGAGCCACACACATTCTACGGACGTTCTCTTGCAGAGATCATCATGGATGATCAAGACGCAAGCACAGCTATCTTGCGCGGCGTACTAGATAACGTAGCCATGACAAACAACCCACGCATCGGCATTGTTGATGGCGCAGTCAATATTGACGATGTGCTGAACAACGAAATCGGCGCAATCGTGCGTATGCGTCAGGCAGGCTCTGTGCAGGAGCTTACAGTTCCATTCACCGCAGGCCAGACGCTAGGCGCACTGACGTACATGGATCAGGTCGTAGAGAACAAAACAGGCGTATCCCGCGCGTCTATGGGGCTTGATCCTGACAGCATGCAGTCAACCACACGCGCAGCCGTGCAAGCTACAATCCAAGCACAGGCTGGTCAGATTGAGGTCATGGTGCGTAACCTTGCAGACGGTATGAAGCGCCTGTTTGGCATCATGCTACGCGCAGCAATCAAGAACACAGACGAAGAGCAGCTTGTGAAGATGGGCGGTCAGTTTGTGCAGGTTGATCCGCGCGTATGGAAGTCTGACATGG